AAGGGAAAGGCGCGCCTCACGGCGGGCCGGGCTCTGTCAGCCGTCCGTGTAGAGGCCGGCGGGCAGTCTGGTTTCGCGGGTCGTCGCGCTGATCCTCTTGGTCTCAGCTTCGTAGGCCGCGATGTCGAGTTTCCGGGCTTCGAGGCTCTTGTCGGCCTCAGCCGCCTGGAGACGTTGTTGCATCTGCTGAAGGGCAGAGGCGTATTGCTGGATGGCTTCCCGGGCTTGGCCCATCTGCGGGTCAGGTGCGCCTTCCTCGGTCCCACCCATCGCCTTACGCATCCGGTCGGCAATCTCGTCCGCACCCGGCCAGTCGAGGTTCTTGACGAGGAGGTCACCAATCACCGGAGCCGCATCCGGGTAGGCGCGGATGAGTTCGATCATCTGGTTGGCCGCTTCTTGGCGCAGGGACGCGAAGGACGGGCCCGCCGAGACGGTGAGGTCATAGCGGCCAACGGTCAGGTCGTAGATCTTGGTGATCTCGCGCATCTCGCCGGTCTGCGGGTCTTCCTGCTGCTCCGTGACCTCTTGGTTCACCCGCTTCATGTCGGGCTCGCCGTCTTCACCGACGATGCGGATCACCTGCGGAACCGAATAGACCTGCGGAATGAGGTCAATCATGATCCGGCCGGCGTGACGGATGGCGCGGCTCAGGTTGTCGACGAAGTGGAACGTGGCGTTGTCGCTCTCCATCTGCCGGGCGATGATGGCCTTGCCGGAGGTCTCATTCGACCGCGCACCGAGGCTGGCGTCATAGATGCCCATGACGGTCTTGATGTCATCGGAAGCGTTCAGCGCCTCTTGCAGCGCACCAGCCGGCACGCCTGAGAAGGGTTGACGCTGCGGCGGCTCGGGGCCGTCGTATTCCATGAAGGCATGGGACTGCGTGTTGGCCGTCGCCCACTTGGCCGCGTCGGTCTCGAACGCACCCTTGCGCCCGATGAACGGGGCTTTCGGAGCCAGGGCCACCAGTTCGGTCGAGGTGGTCCGCCAGTAGTTGAACATCCGTTGGGCGTCCTTCGCCCCGCGGATCAGGCTGCGGAAGTGCCGCTTGCCCTTCAGGTTCACCTCTGCCCCGTAGACCGGAACGATCGGGATGTACTTCCCCGCCCACTCGACGGTCTCCAGAACCTCAGCGCCGCTCATGATGCGCTGGCGGACCTTATGGCTGTCCACCTCGCGCTGGCCCTGCACCTGAAGGCCAAGGGCGTCAAACGTCTCGCGGTTCTTCTCGTAGTCGTCGGCCTCGATCACCATGCCGTCCGACAGGAGCAGGATGGACTTCTTCGACTTCTCCCGGGTCCAGTACTCGGCAATCTGAACGAACTCGCCGTCCAGCCAAGGGCTCGCCATGTTCTGCCAGGCCTCACCGGCCCAGTCCGACTGCTCCGCGCCGGGATACGCCTTCTCGAAAGCCGCCTTCGTCATGCTGTCGGTGACGAAGCAGTAGTTCCAGTCCGAGCTGTCCGCTGAACTAGCGTAGCAGTCGGGATACACGCTGAGAGGGTTCGAGACCCGCTCGATCACGATGTCCTGTTGAAAGGTGTCGTCCGACGAATAGCGGGTGTTGATCCTGAAGTACCCGAAGCCCCCAAACACCGCGTGCTCCAGCGCCGTGTCGTAGGCCACCTCAGCGTTCGAGGACTGCTCGATGTTGCGGATCACGCCGTTGAGGATCTCGGCCGTATCCGGGTCGGCCTGGTCGTCCACCGGCAAGACCTTGATCCCCGGCTTGTTCTTGCGGGCGTCGTTGACCACCTGCCGGCCCATGCTCACCAGCTTGTTGACCGTCAGGCAGGGCCGGCCCTCAAGTTCCCGATCCCGGCGCACCCGCTCCGGCCACTGGTTCTCCAGCAGGCTGAAGTCGATGTCGTCTTCGAAGGCCGTGCGGTTGTGCGCGTCATGTTCGGCGGACTTGTCGAAGGCCTCCAGGGCGTCCTTGATGATGTCATCCGGCTTGGAGGTCTTGGCGTCGTACTTGCTCATGACATCCAGCCTCCCTGTGTTTGGTGAACGGCCGCAGGCCTGCGAAGGGTCACAAGCTGCCGGTTGACCGCAAACTCCCCGAAGGCATCCGCCCCGTGGCTGTTCTCATCATGGAGCGGGCCGGTGTAGATCGACCGCTGCTTGTTCCATGCCTTCCGGTAGTTCTTGAGCCGGTCCAGGCCGACCGCGCACTTCTCAGCGTCGAACCAGGTGATCGGGATGATGCTGCGCGCAGCGTTGACCCGGTCCTCCGGTTCCGCCGGAACACCCACTTGAATGTTCCTGACCCCGAGGCCCTCCAGCGTCTCAAGCCGCGACTTGCCGCCGTTGCCCAACTCCCTGACCTTCACGTCATGGGGCAGGTAGTGGTTGCCGTAGACGTAGGGCTTATCGGCTATGGCGTTCTTGACGATGGTCTGAAGCCCCTCGCCGCCGACCTCGTAGTAGTCGATGGCCCGAACCTCGCGCCCGACCTGCTGAAAGAACCAGATGGTCGTGTAGTCCGAGATCCCCAGGTCCCACGAGGTTTCCACCTTCAGGCTGGGATCATACGGAACGCGGCAGATGCGGCCATCGACCTGGGCCTTCGTCATCAGTGAGCCGTAATAGCTACCCGGCACGGCGGCGTTGAAGTCCACCATGTATTCCGAGGCGTACTTGGCTGATCCCTCTTCCTCAGAGCCCGTCTCGCTGATCAGCTCGGCCTTTTCCTTGGCCAGCTGCTCCGCGCTGAAAACGTCTGTCTCAGTGGCCGGCGAGCGAAGGGTAAACCACGTCGGGTCCTGCTCTCGCGCCTCAAAAGCCCGCGTCGCATGGTTCCGACCGCGAGGCGTCCAGATGAATAAGGCCCAGCCGCCGTTTTCGGCGAGGATCGGGCGCGTGTAGGTCCAGGCATCCGGCTTGGCCAAGGCCCATTCGGAGAAGACCACGCCCACCGGAGGCGAGCCCACGAGGGAGTCGTAATTGTCAGATCCCAGAACCTGCCAAGTTGACCCGTTGACGAACCGGATCAGCATGTCCTGCTCGCGGGTGTTGGCCCGCAGTTCCTTGGGGAAGGCCTCGTCTATCCGTCGGCGGCCAGTGTGCGGGTTGATGGCGTCCCAGATGGCCTTACGGGCCTGCGCCGCTTCGGGCAGCATATGCCAGTAGGTCCCGACACGCTCAAAGGCCGCACAGGCCGCCCGGTTCAGCGCAATGTCGTCCTTGCCCCAGCGCCGATGCGCCGCCACGTCCGCCCGCTTGCCGCCGTGTTCCAGATACTGCCAGAGCTTCCTCTGATACTCGCGGGGCGCCCAGTTGGCCGGAAGCTCAATCGCCATTGGGTTCCGGCGTAAAGCGCCTGATCACAACGCCCACCTCGCCCTTCACATCGGCGTTGATGGTGGTCGGCAGCACCTTCCCGATCAGCGTCATGAACGCCGTGGGGTTCTCGATGGACTGCCGGCGAAGGTAGTCCTGCCCGCCGGCGTCATCCAGAGCGCCCAGGATCATGTCCTTCAGGGCCTTGGTCGCCTTGTTCGGTGAGCCCTTGGGCCTGCCCTTGCTCACAGGCGGGGCGTTATTTTGCCTTTGTTTAATCGGCTGCGTCATAGCGCCTCACTCACCAGACCCGAGGGCTTCCTGGCGTCGATGCGGATGGGATCGGCCCGCGACTATCGCTTACGGGTCAGGGTTGCTTTGCGTGTGTGTGGCGATGTCGGGGCCGAGGTAGGTAGCTAGCACCACCCCGGCCCTGCGCCGCACCCCCGAAGCGGTGCGGGTTGATGTGCTACGGGTTTTTACGCCCGCATGGTCATGCACACCTGAAATGGCAAGGGCCGAGGTTTCCCCCGGCCCTCGAACCGCCAGCACGCTGGCGGCGGGTATGTCGTCGGCGCAATTCGCGCCTCTAAGGTTGGAACGTGCTTCGCGCCCGGTGATTTGTCAAGCGGGTCTGCCGCGCAACATTTGGCTCACCGCGTCCAACAGGCCTTTCTGTAGGTCGCGAACTTCCGAGCCCGCATCAACGAGGTCCGC